AAAAACTCCAAATCATGTAGTTCGTTTTGTATCAATTGTTTCTCTGAATCCGTCAACTTATTTTCATTTGCATAATTTCTCTTCATAAGATCAAAAATTTTAACAATCTTACAGATCCACAATAATAATTGCGACCTATCCTCTATATCCAAAAAGGGTTGTATCTCGACTCCTCTTTTAAGCGCCTCACGCTTAAAAGGGGCTGGAAAATCATTAACAAACATTTTCCGCTCTAAGTCAAAATGTTTGAAAAGTATTTTACCTTTAACAAAAGACGCTGTGGAAATAACATGAGTAAAATCAAACACGTTACCACGACGCCATAATGCTTCAATATCGTCGATACAATCCTGTTTAGTAAGATTATTGTTCAAATTCTGAAATCTATTAGTAGTAATAAAAATCTTATTGCTATTAAAGAACTTCGTATCTTTATTAGAAGCTTCGGCGCAATCTAAAGGCATTTTTACTGAAGAAACCATATTCATTAATGGTCTCCATTGAGAAATACCATTTTGACCGACGTCATCCATATAAAAGATAGGTTCATTATTGTAGTTGTCATAAAAATCCTTTCCATCCATCACTGCTTTCACACAGTGCGCATAAAAAGGCTCGCCTAATGCTTCAACTACAGCATTCATCACAACTGATTTCTTTTTCCCAGGCTGTCCTTCAAAGACAAAACAAGTCGGTTCTACGCGACCTGGATCTTCGTATGCTTTTATAATTTTCATATGCCTAGACCATTTTTGAACTAAGACATTCAAAGATGGTGATCGCCTCGTCCACTCTCGTAGTGCATGAGAATTTTCTAGTTTCTCATCTAGTTTCTTACTCTTATCTCGGAAAGATAAATCCAAATAAGCTTTACAATCCGAAGATTGTCTTAAGATAACTTCCATATCTCTAATTAACAAATGATCTGATGTACTTTTAAAGGTTAGAATAAAATTGTCAACAAACGTTTTCATAACGTCTGGAATTGGCAATTTACTCAAAACCCACTCAAAAGCATCAACAATTGAAATCAGAAAATCATGGAAATAAGATAAATCATCTAACACCTTTACAGATGAAAGATATTGACTTTTCCTAATTATCGAAAACAGCTTCTCTGGAATGAAGCTCGCACAGGCTAATGAAGCTATGCTTTCTAAGCCTTGTGCTTCCGCTACAAAAGAAGAATAAACTAAATATAAATCTAAAATAACTGCCGTAACACTAAGAGGAGTGAACTCTCGCACATGAAACATATCTGCCAATTTTACAAATGACGATACAATCAAAAGAAGATCACGTTTATTTAAATTAGAAACCTTTGTAAGAGAACTAAATAGTAATGAACTAATGTTAGTTAAATCTTTAAACGTATCTATAATATTCGTGAACAATCCTTGTGCTTGTAGTTTATGTGCAAAATTCTCAAATCTTACAGAATCAAGTCGGAGTTTCGCTTGCACCCGTGAGGTGCATCCTACTACTCGTATCTTGTGACCTTGGGACTCAAGAACTGGGTATTTAAGCTTGTTAAATACCTTTTTGGAGACTTGTTTAAGTTCCCCTGTATTCATGTAAAATATAAAATAAAAGAATTCGTTTTGAGTTTGAGTTTTCATGTGATATTGAGGGTTACCTCTCTATTCAGACAATTTGAACTCGCCTATTACACACAACATTAAATTACTACGTTGTTGCAGTTTACCATCTTCTGGACACGCTTACCTTTTGGGTAAGGCGCGTATTATACGATTAAACATTCAATATGAACAACTAACCACTAAAGAATTACGCTCATATTTATTTTTAACCTTCAAGTAAGGATAAACTTGTGCTAGTAACAAAGGGAAGTGATGTAAAATACAGGAAGGATTTTAACCCAACCGATACTTTCAACTTGAGTATTGTAACTAAGAGAATTGGAGGCGGTGTACCTTATTTTTCCCAGAAAAATTAGTACGGTCTACTCATTTAATAAAAAGAGATGAGTACAACCAAAAATTCATCCAAGATCCAAAAATTAAGCACTACTCTCTGCCAACAAATTAAAAGCTAGAATAATACCTAATTCTCGTT